TACGACGGTACTCTTATCGCCGAAGTTATCGATGCCGTGTGTGATATCATCAACGCATGGTATGACGATTCTTACTCCCAAGTGAGAAAAGTCTTATTCAGTGAGTATATCCATACTCAGATGTGCTGCCTGAGCACAGTCTTCTTTAAGCATTCAGGCAATCCCTCCGGAAACCCATTGACAACACCGATGAACTCGATTTGCAATGCCATATACATGTCGTACTGCTGGTTGAAACTCGCTCCCGCTCCTCTCCGGGACTTAAGTTTCTTCAGCTCTCATGTACGATACTTTGTTTATGGCGACGATAATATATTCGCCGTGACTCCCCTCGCGCTCCAATTCTTCAACATGAAAACTGTTTCTAAAGCCCTCGGTGAATTGGGTCTTGAGTATACTCCACCGGATAAAACCGCAAGTATTACCATCGAATCTGCGCCCGTGTTATCATGGACCTTCCTCAAAAGAGGTTTCAGAAAACATGGAAACTTTTACTTTCCACTCATGAACCAAAACACCATCACTGAATCAGTGAATTGGATCCGCAAGTCGGATGACCCCTGGACTCAGTGTCTCCAAGCTGTTACAGGCGGTCTTCGTTTTGCATTCTTTTACGGTCAGGAGTATTTTGACGCTATGCGTACTAAGATCATGACTACCTGTGAACAACTAGGTCAGCCTTTCCCATTACCATCCTACGAATACTTCAACAACGCTTTTGGCGAGACGTACCAACTACCCGCCTTAATCTACAACCGCAACGGAACCATTGAACCAATCTATGAGAAAGAGATTGCGACTAAATCTTTCTTACCCATCCATGATACATCCGATGCTCAATCAGAAGCCTCTCCACCCGCTATGAATATTGAATCGACCCACGGAGTTGATATTTCCCAGACGAGTGAACCAATTGTCACCGAATCACTCGGCGCCAACGAAATTCACACCGAAGGAGATAAACATCTCCGAGACGCGGAATGGACTCTAAATATGATGGTTGAAAAACCCGCATATATCGTCACACTTCCGTGGACTACTTCACAAGCTCCTGGAACGGTACTTAGTAATTTTAGTGTCCCCATCGATCTACTTACAGATACCGTAAATCATCAACCTTTTTACGATTATACTTACTGGCAAGGAGTTCCGCACGTTAAAATCCAAGTTAATGCAACTGCATTTCACTCTGGACGACTAATAGCTTACTTCGTACCTCTAACAACTTCCAACGTACTTCAAAAATGGCACCATATTAATAAACCTGCCCAAACATCCGTATCACATGC